CTCAGTAAAATTTTCATTTACAGCGTTAAATGCATCGCGTAACGGTTCACCAGTGCCGTCATTTGCTGCTGCACCAATGTCAATAATCTGTTGTGCCATAGATCTACAATGTCCTCTGATGTATTTACCAAAAGGACTTGTTTGCTATTTTAGCTTAATCTAGTGTAGGTCAAGAATGCACCACTTTGTATGTTGATATTTGACGCACTGGTCTGCGCTTGAATGGCCACATTGGCATTGCCGGCACTGTAGATGGTACCTGAGATTCTGGCTGTTCTGGGTGTGGTTCCTGTCATGGCCTGAGTGGCCGCTGTGGTACCAGAAACGTTGGAAGTTGATGTAGCAAACGCTGATGTTTGTGTGGTTTGTGCTTCCACAGTGTAATAACAGGTGCCTGCATCAAAATAGGTGCTAAATCCAGTTGTAGTACCACCATCAGGCAATATAGGCATGTAGGCTTCAAATTTGTAAGTGTATCCGCCCAGCACAAAGAAGCCCAAAGTACCAACATTGGCCTGCACCGCACTGTTGAACGCCACTGTGGTGGGTTGCCACACAATGTTTTCCACACCAATGCCTGTGCCAAAACTGTTGCCGGTTACATTAGCATTGGCTGTGGTAAGTCTATTTGTGACTACGTTGCCAGTTGTGCTGAAATTTTGAGTTGCATTGAAGTTGGCAGCATTTACGTTGCCGGTCACTGAAACTTGATCATCGCTGTTGATGTTGCCACCACGAATGTTGCCAGTTGCAGTTATACCAGCAGAGCCTGCACTCAATGCACCCAGACTGATCACGTTACCGCCGGTGACGTTGCCAGTGGCTGTGATCAATCCTGCAGTTTGTAAGTTTCCACCATTTACATTACCAGTCACAGTTACAAGTCCGGCTGTGATCAAGTTGCCGCCGGTGATGTTGCCCACAGCAGTTAATGTGGAACTGCCATACACTGTGCCAGTCACTGCCAAATTATGCAATGGAGCAGCATTGGCTATGCCCACATTGCCAGAACTGCCGATCACAGTGATTCTAGTTGTGGGAGTTGCAGTGCTTCCAGTTTGAATTTGAATATTGGCGTTGCCGTCACTGTCTTCGTATACCGCACGTATTCTTGCTGTGATTCTAGCGCCGGCGCCTGTGGCGTCAGACGTAAACCATTCTATACCACCAATGTTTGATCCCACTGATGTGACTGCAATATTTGAATCTTGAAATCTGATGTTTTGATTGCTGATAGTATTGGAACTATAAGCAATCAACATGTTGCCGTTGACAATGGATATGTTGCCAGCGCCTGCAGCATTGGTGGTATATACTCCACCAGGGGTGTTGATATTTCCTGCGTCAACGTTGCCAGCAAATGCTACGGTACCGCTAAAAGATGTTCCTGACGGAGATACAACCATGACATTAGATACGCCGCCAGGATTGAATGTGATATTGCCGTTGATGGTGGGGATTTCAACACTGCTGGTACCATTAAAGATCTTGTCAGCATTGATATTGCCTGTTAACACTGCGTTTCCAGTCACAGTGAGGTTGCCCACAATGTTTACATTGGTACTTTGTAGGGTGACCAAATCGCCCGCATTTATGGTTTCTAGTGTGTAGTCGCCGCTGACTCGTTTGACTGTTGACATTTAAAGGTCCTTTGTGTTATTTATGCGGTCAAGCAAGTCTGACATGGGCATGTTTCGTAAATTAGCAATGTTGTTTAATTCTGGTACGCTGGCAGTTGTATCGCCCATCACACGATGAAAACTAGTGTCAGGAAAATTTTTACAAACAGTCACAATTTGTCTAATCCAGTTGCCTGTAAATGTGGGCAAACTTGAACTTTTTTTGTAAAACTCTGTGTCAGCATACACGTTGTTGAACTTGTTGCTGGCAGTTGGGCCCATGTCAAATCCAACAAGATACACCGCGGCATGCTGGTCCAATGCCGCAATAGCCACAGCAATGGGACCCGAACTGAACCCAAAATAACTTTGTGGCACAGTTCGTGCGCCCAGTCCTGGCAAGGGCTTTCTAGTATACATGGTATGTTCCTGTGCATACCCAGCATGCTGAATGGTTTGTGCAATACCTCGGTCAGTGCTGATCAACACATCAGGTGCAAATTCTCTATACAAAGCATTACATCCGTAGATTTTGCCACGTTGCTTTAACTGATTTAAATCCACTAGCAATCGGCTTACACCGTTGCCCAATACAAATGCTGCGCTCATAAAAAATCCCCCCAGTATGTATCTGGGAGGACTCGGGTGTGTTACAAATTAGGAAGTAACGTTGTCCACAATGGCCAGGTCCAACAAGTTTTGTTGTCCTGCAGCCACGGTGCCAGTGTTGGCAGCGGCTGTGGTTCCTGACTTGATCACTGTGCCTTCGTCTGTGAAGAAGTTGGTGGCATATCGTTTGTCTGCAATCACCGAAGTGGCTGCGTAAGTTGATCCGCCAGTCCAATCCAACAAGAATTTGTTGGTCAGTTTGCTGATTGTGGTGGCAGTTGAATCACCAATGGTAAACGTAATGGCCATGAGTCCTGCTGCAGGAGTCACATCATCATCCAACACGCACACGCCCACTGAATTAGCAGTGCCTGACCCTGCACCGCCCACCGATGTTGCTGTGAAAATTGTGCCTACACCAAAGTTGCTTGGAGCACCTGCTGCTGCCCAATCAGTGGTACCCACTGACACAATTTGATAGGCCTGGCCAACCACAAAACTTCCATCGTTGACGCCAGTGACGTCGCCCACCAGATACTTGTGGCTGCCTTTTTGGCGGATGACATAGCCCTGGGCCACACCAATGCCTGAGCCTGACGGATTGGCAATGTTGACTGTGACATCAACTCTGGGGTTGGTTGTGGTAGGTGCATCTGTGGGTGCTGCACCGCCCACAACGCCTAGGTATTCAGTGGTGTTGAGTGTGTTGGCAGTGTTGACCACTGGGGCGGTAAGTGACCCAAAGTTAGGAAAGCCAAGATCCACACCAACGGCTGCGCCGCCATTGCCTGATCCAGTGCTTGATTTTTGTATTTTAAGAGGACGTCCCATTTTGTTTTCTCCTTAAAGAAGTCCGATGTGGGTTCTAGCCACTACGCGGTAGGGTTTAGTCTTCCGCATAAAACACAGAATTGTGTTGACAATTATTTATGGTGAGGTTGAAATAATTCACTGTGTAGTGTATACTGTAAATATTGCCATGGACACAAACGAAATAATCACAGACGTTGCTCAACTCATCGAAGAAGGCAACAGGCTTCGCGGCGAAAATCGCCCAGACCAAGCACTCAAATGCTACATGCTGGCCATGTGTCATGATCCAAATTCTGCCGCAGCATTCAACAATTATGGCAATGTCATGCGTGAATGCGGACAGCCTCGTCGAGGCATACCATTTTTACAATATGCTGCCGAAATAGATCCCAACAATGTCACCGCACGTTTCAACTTAGCAGTGAGTTATTTAATTATGGGCGACTATGCTCGTGGCTGGCCAGCGTACGAAGCACGTTGGGAATACGAACATTTAGCAGGTAGTTTGCCACAGCATGCTCAACCTCGATGGACTGGTCAAGATTTAAAGAACAAAACTATTCTTGTGATAGGCGAGCAAGGTCACGGAGACAACATACAGTTTTGCAGATTCTTGTTCAACTTGCACGCCGCTGGTGCAAAGATCTTGTTCCAGGTCACCGACGGAATGATCCCATTGTTGTCCCATGCCAGCATTGTCGACTGGGTCGGTAGATACACCGACGACACTCCTGAGTTTGATTATTGGGTGCCTATCATGAGCATACCCGGAGTGTTAGGCGTTACTATAGATAATCTTCCACGCCCTATCAGTTATATTAACGCACAAGAATCACAAGTGAAAGAGTGGCTACAGCGTATGGGTCCTAAAAAACGCATGCGTGTGGGCTTCTCCTGGTCAGGACGCAGAGATGCTTGGCTCAACAAACACAAAGGCGTGCCGTTTGAAACCATGCTGGAGTTGGTCAAAAGCAATCCTGAATACGAATGGATCAACTTGCAGGTAGACGCCACAGACGAAGAGTCTGCTGCTATGGCCGCAGCCGGTGTTACCATGTATCCAGGAAGTATCTCTAGTTTTGCAGAGACTGCGGCACTGATAATGTGCATAGACGTTGTAATCTCAGTGGACACTGCTGTTACACACTTGGCAGGAGCACTGGGTCGACCCACATGGTTGATGTTGCAGTGGTTTGCTACAGACTGGCGATGGATGTTGGATCGTGACTCAAGTCCTTGGTATCCTACCACAAGGATATTTCGTCAGCCCTCAATGGGAGATTGGTCAAGTGTTACCAAGAAGATAGCACAATATCTAACTTGGTTTAAAGTATAGTCAACAAAAAAGCACCCTAGGGTGCTTTTTTGTTCCTTCCCATCCCTGGGTTGGATTCTCTGATTAGGAGAATGAAAGGTTAGACACAGCGATCTCACCAACATAGTCACCAGCATTGCCGAAGCTAGATGCAGTGTTTGTCAGTTCGATGTAACCATAACGTGTCATGAATGACACGACTGGTTCAAATGTGCTTGGATCCAACACAACGCCTGAAGACATCAATGGGATGTATGGGCAGTAGAATGCTGGTGCATCTGCTTCTGAAGAACCTTTGTAACCAACCAACACGCTTTGTGTGTCAGCAGCATAACTGTCGACAAACACACGCATAGATCCGTTCAATGTACCAACAAACTTGGTGTTGGTAGGTGCTTCGAATGTACCTTCTGTAGTGCGAGCAAAAGCAGAAGTAGTTGCAGATTGCAACACTGTCAGTGCAGCTGAACTAACCACAGCGTAGTTACCAGCGCCACGACGAGTGCGTTGAGCAATCAAGTTAGCAACACGGTTAACCAACACAGCCAATGCGGCGTGTTCGTCACCAACGAATGTTGCTGTACCAGAAACAGTAGCCTGGTTGTATGTGAACTCAGTAGCAGCCAATGAGCGCAAACTCAAGAGAATCTCTTGGTCAATCTCAGCGGTAATCTCTTGAGCCAGTGCTGCCATGATTTCTGCTTCAACGTCAATACCATGCATGGCTTGTGCGTCTTGTGCAGATTCAAATGTCCAGCGGGCTTGCAACTTACGTGTGCGAGCTTCAACGGCTTGTTTCAAGATTTGAACGCTGATTTGCTTACCGCCAGTACCTTCCATGGTGGCTGTGTTGCCGCCAGTATAGTTAGTAGCAGTGGCTGTACCAGCAGGCACAGTAGAATATGCTTGAGCAATTTTGAATGGGCTCAATGCTTCTTCACCGGCTGCAACGCTGGTAGCGGCTGCACTGTTGTCTGTCAGACTGTTGGCATAACGCACACGCAGGGTGTGGATTTGACCAACTGGACCTGTCATGGGCTGAACGCCAACCAACTCGTTAGCAATAACGGTGGGCATAACACGACGGATCACTGGCAGAATAACACGGTTAAGTGTTGCAATGTTACCAGCAGCAGTTGAACCTGCGCTTGCATTCTCTTTCAAA